CCGAACGGGACGTCATGGTATCGTGGCAGCAGCAGACGTTCAACGTCCATGTCAATAATGACAATACCATCAATAATGGTACGGACATCGACGGAATGACGTCGGACATCGTCAACGAATTGAGGCGGGCCATGGAAATGGACCGGGAGGGGGTTCGGATCTAAATGTATTACATGTATTTAGGTACGATGCAGATTCCGATTCCACCGGAAAACATGCGTACCAAAATCCGCAACAGGAACAAAGAAATTTCCTTGATTGATGGAGACATCAACATTATCAAGGACCCGGGACTGACGGAGATTCAATTCAAAATCTTACTGCCTAACCAGGCATATCCCTTCAACCAAAGCATGCTGGGCCAGTCCGACCGGGCGTCATCCTACATCGACCAGCTGGAACAGCTCAAACAGAGTCAGGATCCGTTCCGCTTCATTATGGTACGCATGACAGACGGAGGCCAGTTGCTCAACATGGACAATATCCAATGCACGCTGGAAGACTACAGCCTGGACGAAGACGCCCGGGAGGGCTACGATTTCTATGCCAATATCGAGTTGAAGCAGTACCGGGAATGGGGCGCAAAGAAAATCACGATTGATAAGGACGGCAACGGCAACACCGTGGCCAAAACCGAAAGCACACGAAGCACCATTGGCCACACCGGTTGCCCTGGCATCGTGGCCGCCAAAGAGGGCGACACGCTTCAAACCATCTGCCTCAAGAATTTCGGCATGAAGCTGGCATACTCCAATTTGCCGATTGTCAAGAAGCTCAATAAGATTGCCATACCGGCCGTCCTGGCAGCACACCAGCAAGTGCAGATGTATGACGCAAAATTCAAGAAGGGCGGCATCCCAGGGGGTGTATTGTATTGAGCAATTTCGTTAATTTAGGTGGAGCCGGCACATCCCAGCAGGGGACCGGGGTAACGGCGTCTCAACAGACCCATCCGACGATTACCTATGAACTGCTCATCATCCCGCAAAAGACATATAGTGATACGGCCAAATCGCAGACAAGCACGACCACCACACAAGACGGGGTCACGGTCCGCGTAACGAGCCAGCAGAAGCCGGAACAAAAGAACACGGATACGGCATATCTCGTATCGCCGGTGGATGGCGTAGAGCTGACGCGCGGCCGGGATATGGTGCCGGCTACACTCAAGTTCAAAGTCCCCACAGATGACACGCTGAACTTCCAGGAAGGCGACCGGGTGCAGTTCAAAGTCAACAGCACCATTGTTTTCTATGGATTCGTGTTCGAGAAGAGCCGGGACCGGGAAACCATCATTTCTGTCACAGCGTATGACCAATTGCGGTATCTCAAGAACAAAGACTGCTACGTCTATAACTCCAAGACAGCCAGCGAGCTGATAAAGATGATTTGCGACGATTACAACTTAACCGTGGCTGACGGCGACGGCCTGGCGCATACGCAGGTACGCTGTTCCCATATCGACGATAACAAGACCCTGGCCGACATTATCTCATACGCCCTGGCCTTTACGACTATCTACGGCCCGGGACACCCCATTTACGAGCTGTATGACGACGGTGGAAAAATCAAGCTCCAGAACGTCATGGGGTCCGAAATGACGCTGGACTGTCTGATTGATGCAGATGTGACGTCCAATTACACCTATACAACCAGCATCGACAAGGATACCTGCAACATGGTCAAAATTGTCCGCGACGTGCCGGAAGCAAACCGCAAGACATGGGTACGGACCGGCGAAGTCCGGGACGATGAAACCATGAGGCAGTGGGGACGGCTTCAGTACGTCATCCGGCCAGACGACAAGAACGCTACACCCATTGAGCAGGCCAAACACTACTTGTCACTCCATGACGCCAAAACGCGGGAAATCAAGCTGAAAGGCGTCATCGGCGACGTCCGCGTCCGTGGCGGTACCCGGCTGTTCTGCCAGTTCAATTTCGGCGACATTGCCGTCAATAACTACTTGATGGTATCGGCCGTGACACACCATTTCACGGAAAACTGCCACCTCATGGATCTGGACATGATATATGCCGAACGGGCCGGAAACTATGCCGTCACCTATGATAATGACGCGGCGGTGCTCAAGAAAATCCAAGCAGCGGAAGCGGCCAAACAAGCAGCTTCACGCAGGCAGGGGGCCTATAGTGGCAGCGGGACTTATTCGCAGGATGAACAAGGCGTCTATAGCAAACTCAAGGCACTAGGCGCGACGGATGGGCAGGCCGCGGCGGTCATCGGGAACATCCGCATTGAAGACAATACGTATGACCCGTACACGGATAACCCGGATTACGTAGGGCTGTTTCAGCTTGACAAGAATGACCGTTGGGCACGCTATGAAGCATGGTGCCAGACGAATGGCAATGACCCGGGCAACCTGGACAATCAAGTTGAGTACGTCTGTACGGTGGAAAATGGGAATATCTTCACAGGCGAAGGCTGCCAGTATGGGGCCATGCCAGATGACGCAGGAAGCGGCGCGAAATGGTTCAATGACCACATCGAAATCAGCGAAACGTCTGCATCCATGGGCGGTGACAGCGCCGAAAGAATTGGCGCCGCAGAAAACGCTATGAATGACATCAACAGCGGGGCCCTGACAATAGAGTCACCTTCTTACCCTGGTATATATACCAACGGTGGCGGGTCGCTGGTAGACGCCAGCGCGGCTCAATTAGATGGGTATCCGTTCGGGAACAATGGCTGTGTACGGGCGTCCATGGCAGTTCTGGCCGGAGCGGACCAACGGTTTGTGGATTTATACAATAATGATATGAACAACGGCGATGACCTGGTAGCATGGGCGGAACAATCCGGCAGCGGATGCACCGTAGAAGCCTATAACGGGTATAATGCCGCAAAGGGCGATTTGCTTTTATATGCCAACAACGAGCATACCGTCGTAGCTGACGGGGCTGGCGGCTGTTGGGGCAATTCATCGGACAGAGGTGACACGTTGCACCACTACGGCAATGTAAATTATGCCTGGACCAATGGGGATGCACCTGTTACAGTCATCCATACGAATTTAGGGTAGGTGATAGTATGCCAAACGATGGCGTCAAATTGTTACGGCTCATCAAAGAGGCGGCCATGGAAGCCGTTCAAGCCGGCGGCACGGCCAATTTTTTAAGGGGCACTGTGACGTCTGTCAATCCGCTCATCATCGAGCTGGAAAACAAACTGCCGATACCAGCGGAGAATCTATCGCTTACCAAGAATACGACCTGTTGGACAGCTACGATGGATGTGGACCACATCACCGAAGACGCGGCCGGTGGTAGCGGCGACGCGGCATATGAAAGTCACCATCACGGCTATAAGGGCACGAAGCATTACCGCGTGCATAATGAGCTGAAAGTCGGGGATAAAGTCATCCTGGGGCGATGTGAGGGGGGCCAGCACTATATTGTAATTGACCGCGATTACAATCCCGACACTGGGTGCAGTGACAGATAAGAGGTGGTATATATGTCAGTAACTACATTGCCGGACGGGCCGGAACTTGATTTAGCCAGCGTTACGGAATCTGAAACAATCGGGCCGTCGCTGACCTATCGTATCCGGTATGAAAAAGATGGTCAGATTCAGGGCTACTGCGATGATCTGGAAGCCATGAAGCAGGCTATTTACAAAATCATCAATACGGAACGGTATCAATATATTATTTACTCATGGAATTATGGGATAGAGCTGCGCGATTTATTCGGGAAGCCTATCCCTTTCGTATATGCAGAAGTACAGCGGCGCATTGAAGAAGCGTTGTTGCAGGATGACCGAATTACCAAGGTGAAGGATTTTGAATTTTCCCACACAGATGGTGACGTTGCCGTCCATTTTAATGTATCCACGATTTATGGAGATGTGAACGACGTAGAAAAGGTGGTGTATGGAGTTGTTTGAATCGCAGACGGCACCGGTCATTTTAAAGCGGTTATTGAAAAATGTGCCGGATAAATATGATAAGCGGGAAGGGAGCGTCATTTACGATGCATTGGCACCAGCGGCCATTGAACTGGCAGAAGCATATATCATGGCCAATACGATTATGACGGAAACATTCGCAACAACTGCCAGCCGGGCATATCTGATTTTGAGGGCTAGCGAATACAACGTTACCCCTAAGCCGGCTACATACGCTGAAGTAAAGGCTAAATTCAGCCAGGCGGTAGATATTGGTACCCGCTTCAATTTCGGTAAAATCAACTTTGCAGTTACATCACTCATCAATGATAAAGACCATACGTATAAAATGATGTGTGAGACCGCGGGCACGGCTGGGAATGAGTGCGAAGGGGATATTACCCCGGTCAATACCATTTCGGGCCTTACATCGGCAACCATTACGGACGTCATCGTACCGGGAGAAGACGAAGAAGACACGGAAACCTTCCGGAAGCGATATTTCGACGCTTTGAAATGCCAGGCCTTTGGTGGTAATGGGGATGATTATCGGGAGCGGGTAACGGCGATTGACGGCGTCGGGGGAGTAAAGGTATACCGGTGCTGGAACGGCGGTGGTACGGTAAAGTGTGTCGTGTTGGATAGCGACTTGAACCCGCCTAGTAATGAGTTTGTAGCGGAACTGCAAACGGCGATAGACCCAAACAGCGCCGGGCAGGGCTATGGTATTGCACCGATTGGGCACACGGTTACCGTAAAAGCCGCAGATAAGACAAGCATCAATATTTCCGCTACGATTACCTTGTCTGGCATTGATATGGATACCGCAAAGGGCAGGATTACAACGACGGTAAGCAATTACTTGAAAACCTTGCGGCAACAGTGGTGCACGCAATCCGAAAAAGAATTCCTGACAATTCGGGCATCCATGATTATGGTGCAAATTTTATCCGTAGCGGGGATTGCTGACGTCACTAATATCAAGGTCAACAGCAATAGTGACCGCGTTGCATTAAGCAGCGAATCCATTCCGGTGCTGGGTACTCTGTCATTGACTGAAGGGACGTAATTATGGCAAACGTTTTGCAAAACACTATCACGATTCAGCAGAAAGAAGCATGCTCAATCCCAATAGACATATATTCCAGCAACGGGAACAGCTACACGCCGGCGGCCAGTGACTCTATTGTCTTTACTGTAAAAGAATCAACCACCAGTAAGAAAGCGATTATTTCTAAATCCATTACGGATCAGACGTTGACGCTGACTGCCAGCGATACAAATATTGCACCTGGGTACTACGTATATGACATCCAATTGGTCGGTATCGATGGGTATACAGACACTATTGTTACGCCTACCTTTTTTGTAGTTACGGAAGGCGGTGACCTGTTACGGAATATTGATATTACAAAGTTTTTACCAACCGTTACAGATAAATGTACCGACATCATCGCACTATGCAAATCCGAAAATGTGGAACTGTCTACGCTATGGAATAATTTGGTGAATATTTTCTATAACCAGTTCATTACCAGTATGACAGACCCGGGGCTCGAACGATGGGAAAAAATATTCGGGGTATCGCCGGCAGCGGACGATAAATGGGATGACCGTCGTTTCCGGATCTTATCATTGATTCGTGGTACAAGGCCCTTTACCGATGAAAAAATGGAAGAATTATTGGATTCGATTTGTGGCTCTGGCGGCTACATTATCGAGCGTGATTACAACAATTATGCGCTGACTATCAAGCTGAACTTAGGCATCAAAAAGCAATTACAAGCAGCAAAAAGCATGTTGGAAACTATTGTACCGATGAATTTAGGGTTGACTGTTACGCTGAATTATAACCGCCATAAGGACCTGAAAGCTAAATTTACGCATGGAGATATGAAAGCGTATAGTCACAAATCACTTAAGGAGGACCCATTATAATGCCAAACATAACCACAAATTACAACCTAGTAAAGCCGTTACAGGAGGAAACGTATGACGTAAACGTCTTCAACGGCAACTGTGATATCCTGGATGCACTCATCAAGAAAATTGCAGACAGATTCATCCCCCATGTTGGGGATACCCTTATTACCCTGGATGGGACTAATCCGTCATCACGATATGAAGGGACTACATGGGAACTGCTGGAAGAAGGAGAATTTATACGCTCTGCAGGTAGTACAATTAGCGCTGGGAGCACAACTGGGTCTAATTCCGTGACACTGGGCATCGAAAATCTGCCAAAGCATAGGCTGGAATTTACGACTGACAGTGCAGGGAGCCACAATCATCAGTCAGTTAATGGCTATACAGAAATGGGGTTTGACGTTACAAATGGCGGCGGCGAATCTGACGGTGGCGATCCGTTACGTGTGGCAATGGGCGACAATGTACCGTACCACGGCATCAAAGTTACAGCAAACACCAGCACGAATGGGGATCATCAACACCATGGGTACACGAATTATGTAGGTGAAAATAAAGCCATTGATATTACCCCGCAAAGCAAAGCATTTTATATCTGGATCCGTACAGCATAGGAGGGTACATGTATAGCATCGACAGCAACAATAATATCACAATTACACATGGCGATAGTGCTGCATTCACGTTGGATATAACATCTGACAGCACCGATGTTGTGCTTGATAATGTGCTTTTTGTACTCAAAAATGGCAATGATATCGTAGTTACACGTAAAATCAAAAATAAGACATTGTTTATCATACCTGGCGATACTGCAGGCCTGCCATATGGCACATATACTTATGACATCACCGTCGGTACAGAAACGGCGGTAAAAGACGCAAAATTTATCGTTGAAAATGAGGTGACGTTCTAATGGCTATCAAAGCGACATTATCAACTACATATGTGGATGCACCGGAGGATGTATATAGCGCAAAAGGATATGCAGATCAAGCCGCTGCATCAGCCACAGCTGCAGCTACGTCGGCCACAGCGGCAGCTACGTCGGCGACAAATGCGGCCACATTCGAATCCAATGCGGCTACGTCGGCCACATCCGCATCAACATCTGAATCAAACGCAAAATCATCTGAAACAGCGGCAGCTACGTCAGCCACCGCTGCATCGACATCTGAATCAAATGCTAAAACGTATGCCGCTCAAGCAGCGGCTAGTGCTATTAGCGCCGCAAGCAATGCGACAGCGTCCGCAAACAGCGCCGCTACTCTTACTTACGCGACAGCAGACGAAGCAGAAGCAGGGACTGCAGACAACAGGATCATCAGCCCCAGCACGTTGAAGGCTACATTAGATTTGCTGACGACATCCATACTTGAAAAGATTTATCCCGTCGGATCTATATATGTAAGCCTGACAAGTAGCACTAGTCCGGCAGACATCCTAGGATTTGGGACGTGGGAAGCCCTGCCGGCAGGGTGCGGGCTTGTAGCCCAGGGCACGGCAACGGCAGAGGACGGGAGTACACTGACCTTCACGGCAGGGCAAAAATCGGGCGAGTTCAAGCACCAACTCACTGTCGGAGAGTTACCCACACAATCGCCGTACAACATATTATCGGCCAATCAAGATGGCGGATTAAAAACAGCGGGGGCTGAAGATGGTGGCAGTTACGCTGGTCGAATAGTTGTGGCTGGCAATGACGTTTTGTTTGGTGGTGGGTTACATCACACTAATATAAGCCCCGGCATTGCCGCTTATATCTGGAAGCGAACAGCATAGCTGTCGGGGAGTTACCTAAATTGACTGGTAGCTTTTATGCATATACTTGGGATAATGGTTCGCCTACAGGGGTGTTCTCAAGTAAAAAGGTGGGTGAGAGCGTCAATGTTTCTGGTACTGGTTCGTTTACGAGTTTTAATTTTAATGCTGGTGAAGACCGGTACCACAATAATGTATCACCAGGTATTGCTGGTTATCTTTGGAAAAGAACAGCATAACTGTCGGGGAACTACCGCAAGAAAAACTTAGATTCCTCAACGCATGGACGGCTTCGTCGTCGGTCCGCTTCCACAGCCGGTTGATCTCGCGGACCGTGAACGGGCGCTTTTTATAGACGACGTGATGCCGGTCAATCTCGACATACCGTGAGTAGTCTGTCGTGGCCATCTCGCGCTTGATGGCAAATTGGTACAGCTGGCTCATGAGGACCCGGCACTTTTTCTGTGTGCTGTCCCGGCTATCTTCCGCACGTCGTCCATCGCGGCTTGCAGATCTAAATACTTTAGCCGGCTCATCGTCTTATCGTGGAGCCGGGATAAGTGCCGGAACGAATTTTTGTAGGCCGCCCGAGACGACTCCGAAAGAGCCGGCCATTTCGTCGGCTTCCACTGCGCGTAGATATCAAAAAACGTCGCCGTGAGCCCCGTCGGCTCATGATTATATTTCAAGAGAAAAGCGAGGGCCTCATCATGCGTGCTAAAATACCCAAGCGCCCGCTGTTTGCCGTCTATCGTTTTTTTGACCACAAAAGGGCGCCGCCGGTTGCCAGATAATTTGTAAACAGTACCGAATCCATTTGGTAATCTCATACATATCACTCCGTTTTTGTTGAGTGTATCATGAAAGGACGGCGATATAAATTGCTGAACCAAATTCTTGTAGCGGTCATCAGCTATGTCATTCCTGCTGCTAGTATCACCATGCTAGGATGGCTTATCAAGACATTTAAGAAAGATAGGGCTCGTCAACAGGCACTGGAAGAAGGACTAAAATGCTTGCTACGTGACCGTATTATTGCGGCTCACCGATATCATGTCATCGATGGGCACGACGTGTCGCACGAAGAATACAATTCCATGGCGGACATGATAGCCAGTTATACAGCGTTAAAAGGCACGAATGGGTATATTGAGCGCATCGCCGCGGAGTACATCGAATCGCCGATTGACCCTGTGGCTACACATTGAGGTACTCTTATGGACAGACTAAAAAAAATTTTAATTACGGCATTGAGCCGGACCGGCAAAATGCAGATTGCACATGCACCGAAAATCATGATTTATTGGTTTTTGGTGCACGTGTTATTATGCATCGCTCTATTTATCGGCGCGTGGATCTATGACTGGATGCAGACCGGCCGTGGAAATCTCCAAGCCATGACGTTTTTCATTCAGACGTTGACGTCCGTGTCGTTCATCGCAGCCGTCGCTTTTTTCGGCAAAGCTTTAATCGATGACGACGATGATGGCGTCCCGGACGAATTCGAGAAAGGGAAGGATGATAAAAAATGAAATATCAGAAAAAGCCAATTATCATTGAAGCATATCAAACGAAGGAAGAAAAAACCATTCATACGCTGGAAGGTGATATGAAAGCCTCTATTGGAGATTACATTATTACCGGGGTTAATGGTGAGCAATACCCCTGCAAGCCCGATATTTTTACAAAGACTTATGATAGAGTAAAAAAAGACCATTTGACCTTTGGCGATGCTTTAGCAGCTATCAAAGGGGGTAAACGATGTGCGCGAAAAGGTTGGAACGGCAAAGGGCAGTACATTGAATTGGCTAGAAACATTAGTTATGTAACCCCTGACAACAAAGTTGTGAATGCCATGCACGAGAACATTGGAGATTGCGCCATTGCATTCGTCGGTACGTCAGGAACCCAACTGGGCTGGCTTGCCAGCCAGGCGGATATGCTGGCTGAAGACTGGTACATTCTTGGATGATGAGGTGATAACATGAAACAGGGATTCGATATCTCTTACTGTCAGCCGGAATTTGATTTTGATGCAGCTGCGCAAGAAGGGTATGAATTTTGTGTCGTTAAAATGAGCCAGGGACGCCATGATGGCACAATTTACGAAGACGATTATTTTCAAAGTCATATTAACGACGCCATAGCAGCTGGTCTGTCGGTTGGCGTATATCACTTCTTTGGCGCGACCAATCCGGATGACGCACGGGCCGAGGCCGAGGCATTTATTTCGCTGTACCGCTCATTAGTATCGCCTGGCGTCACGGATGAAGTCGGTGTCTGGCTGGACGTCGAGGCCGAACCTGGCCAGGTACTCGATGGAGTGGATCCGGCTACATTGACAGCGTCGGTGTTTGAATTCGTCCTTACTTGCAATCAAGCAGGCATTGACATTGGCATTTACTGCAATTACGATTGGCTGACAAATCGTATCAACTTGTCGCAGTTTGCCGACTATGTAAAAATTTGGTTGTCTGAGCCAGACGATGAACCATACTGGAAAAATGAACATCCGGAACGATTTGTCAAGATTTGGCAAAATTCTTTCGCTGGGTCCGTTGGTGGTACATATCCGGTCGATATGGACGTGATGTACGATGAATGAGCGTATCAAAATTTTTCTGCATGACAATTGGAAATTTTGTCTTTCTATATGCCTGTTTACGGTGCTTTTTATAATCTTCATGATAAATTACATGGGAAAAGAAGAAAAACGCGTCACAGAGCCAAATACGGTAAATTATGATGATTCGACTAATTCAAAGGCTATGGAGAAACAATTAAGCGTCAATCCGGGAGCATCAAGAGAAATTACACGGCAAATTGAGCGAATTCACGACGGAGATGTACAGCCAACTGTCACGTATACCGTTGATGCACCGACAATATATTCGGCAGCGGAAAAAACTGCCAGGCAAATTGAAGAAGGCGACGCTACACTTCCAAAACAGGCACTAGAAAAGACGGACCGAACCGCTGTTACGGCTGATCCGAAAAAGCAGACTGTTGATGTGTACAAAATCAATTTGAAAGATAATCACAAAATCAAGGCCGGAATCATGACAGCCGGTGGGAAAGCATACGTCGGCGTCGGCTACCAAGCCGGTCGTTTTGAAGGCATGGCGTATACAAAAAACGGGCACGGGCTCGACGCGGCATCCGTATCTTATACAATTAAACAATGGTAAGGTAATCCCCCACCCTGGGCGCGGTGTACAATCGCAGTGCCCAGAAAAATAAGAAAAGCGGCGCCCATTCCATGGTGAGTGGGCACCGCTTTTCTGTATCACATCAGCCTTTCGTCAAAAATTCGTCAAAAAAAAGAAATGAAACTACGTGAAAATAAGTGAACCGTTTTATGCTTTGAACGCCAAAAACCGCTATTTTCCTAAATCTACTGGAAACAGTTGCAAAATAGGTGCTAATCACGGTATAATGTATAATTGATATAATATTAGGTTTTAAACCGCATGGTTAAGCCGTTTATTTTTAAAACGGCAAAAACTCGTCAAAAATTTCTATGCAAAAATTTCAGCGACCTTCCTGGCAGCATCTCGTCTCATATCGTCTGTGTAATCCACGTAGACATTTAAGACCGTCGTGATTGTATCACCCAGGAGCGCCGAAACAGTCTTGATGTCGGTCCCATTTGCCAATAGCATCGTCGCGTACGTATGGCGGAGGCTATGGATGGTAGCATCCGGAACAACCTGTTGGATATATGTTGCGATGGTACTTGAGTAGGGCATCGTATCCCATAAAGAGCGGTTGAATGACAATGGCTGTTGCTGCTTATACTGGCGCAAAATCTGGATGAGCCTGGGCGGCATAGGCAGACTTCGGCATCCGCTGGCTCCGTTTTTCAACTGGCGGACGCCTTTTTTCCCGTTACCGATGCGCCCATACTGTTTGGTTACATGTAACTGTTTGCCAACAAAATCGATGTCATCCCAGGTAAGCCCGCAAATTTCCCCGAAACGGAGACCTGCATATCCTGCCAGGGCACAAGCTACATAGTATTTTGCCGGATGGTGCTCCATATTTTTTAGGATCATCGCAAATTCTTCCTGAGTCAAGGCCCGTACTTTTCGCTTTTCTTTAGCCCGTGGCGGCTTGACGCATTTTGCCGGGTTGTCCTGCCGGATGTGATATGGCTCGACGGCTTGCGATAGAATCATTTTGAGGCAGGCTACATATAGCTGGCAGCTTGCGTTTGAGCATTGCCAGCCGCTCATAGCACGTTGGATGTCCAGGTAGGTTATTTTCCGGACCGGCATGTCCAGTAGCGTCGGGCCGTAGTTTTTCAGCGCATACCGGTACGCCAGTATGGAATTATACGCCAGGTTTCGATTGCGAAATACATATTCGGCAAATTCGGCCAGGGTGATGTCAACGAGCTCTGGCGCGATGGGCTGACTTTTCATAGCATCGAGTACGTCGGATAGCAGTTTTTCGCCGGCAGTTTTAGCAGCTTTTTTGGTAGCCAGGCCCTGCCTTGATTTCTGTTTCCATTGTCCTGCCTGGTCTTTGTACGACAAAATGACCTGCCAGCCGTGATTTTTTTCACGGTACGAAAAATGGTAGTTCAAATCAATCATAAAATAACCCCCTTTGCTAAATAGGAGGCTGACGTGATATACTAATAGCGTAAATCAGCCTCGCACAGTGGATTTACAACGCCGCCGGTGTTCCAGCACTGTCGGCACATTTCCAGGTATCGTGTTCCAGCACGATACCTGGATTTTTCTTTCATTCTGTATGTTTTCATGTTATAATAATAAAGAACCTTTCGCCGGGTTCACCAACAACACAAGATGGGGCGGGGTAGCTGCATACCGAGCCCCGATGAAATGATAGCGTCGGCCTACACGGCTGGCGCTTTTTGTATGCAAAAAATTAAAGTGCCGAGTGGGCAAATTGCCCACTACCCGGTACGGCAAATTGCCCACTACCAGTACGGCAAATTGCCCACCATTGGTTAATAAGTTGCCTGCCATACCTTATAGCCCATCGAGTCAGGCGGGAATGGATGTATCTCCAAGTTATTGTTGTATTGCGTGATTGATCCATCTGGATGCCGCACCTGCATATATTCCCACCCGCCTGCGGCATTCGGCAAGATATACATCTTGAAAAGAGCTTGTTTGGCGTTTAGCTGATTAGGGTAGGGCATATCTGTTACCAATACCCACAAAATAGCACGAGACGATGTTTTATCAACAGAACTATTGTCGATATATAGATTTTGTCCATTTCCTGTTTGCCCTATCCAATACCAGCTGGTCGCAAACGAAGGAAAAACTAAAAGGAATACTGTGCATAATGAAATTACCAATGTTTTCACTTTCATCGCCATCACCTTTAACTATTACTGCTTCAGAACAATTTTGCCAGATGAATTATCCGACACAAATGAGCTGGATAACTGTAAAATAAAATCGTCAGAATTGGCGACATCATCGGGTACATCAAAATAAAGTTTACCTGTTTTTTCGATGCCGGGATTGATATTTTCCAAAAAGATATTATCGTTAGACGATGACACCAACGTAGACGGAGAATACGTATTATTGCCCAATTTAAGCTGGAAAGCACTGTTGTCTAATCTTCTGGCGGCATTTGAAATGTTTTTATATTTAACTGTTAGAATTACAAATTTACCGTTAGCATCCGTATGCCAATATCCGCTGCTATCCGTAACTTGCTTTGCAACGTCTTTATTCAAAACAGTGATTTCAAAATTTTTCGCATCCAAAGTATCTCCGATTTTATATACTTTTTCCTGTTTTTGTTCTGCTTTGGTAGAAGACGGGGAAGAATCTACAATGGACCCAATACCACCAATGACCATCATTGCGATGAAGAAAGTAACGAAAATCTTTTTACGTCGGTTACCATTGAAAAAAGGGGCTACTTTCCCAGGGATAAACATTCCAACAATAAACCATAAAATACAAATAATTCCTAAAAATCCTAAAAACTTATCCATACGATTACCACCTTTCAAAGTAAATAATTAAAGTTTTCTTCTCATTTCTACAACCTTTCCTATTACCCTAACTGGTAAATTTTCTATTTCTTTATTTGAATAAAAGTGCGGCGTGAATACAGCTACATTATGACCAATTAATGTAATGCCGGCTGGAGATTCTCTAACCTCTTTAATGGTTGCATCATTTCCATTTACCAAGACGATTGCAATGTCTCCAGAATCAACAGTAGGCTGTTTTTTTACAATTACAACGTCACCATTTCGCAACGTTGGTTCCATTGAAGCGCCTTTCACTTGCAAAGCAAAAAATTCACCCGTGGCAGCCATACTTTTTGGGATTTCTTCATAATCAATAATTTCTTCAATAGCATCAATAGGAATGCCGGCAACAACACGCCCTAAAACTGGGATGCGAACGCCTTTATTGGAGTTGTATTTTGTTTTCGTAATAGTGGAATTTCCCAATAGATAGTCAATCGGAACGCCAAAATATTGCGCTACTTTTTCAAGATTCGCTACTTTGGGACTTGATTTTTTCCATTTTGAGATAGCACCGTTAGAAAATCCAAGTTCCGATTCAAGTTGCATAATTGTTATTCGGTTTTCTTCACATAGGCTTCTTATTCTTTCCGTAATATTCATAAAAACACCCCATTAATTTAGAAAATTTTCTAATACATATATTGACATACAGAAAGCTTTCTAATATAATAAGAGCGTAGAAAGTTTTCTATATCAAATCACATTTAAATAATAGAATATTTTCTAAAGTTTGTCAATGTAAGCGAGGCGATATGATGATTTACGAGAACATCAAACACTTGTGTGATTCTCGAAAAATTACAATACGAAAATTGGAACAATCGTTAGGGTTTGCAAACGGGACCATCTCTAAGTGGAAACAGTCAAGCCCGACGGTGGAAAAATTGCAAAAAGTTGCCATTTTTTTTAATTTAAAATTAGAATATTTTCTAAATAAAAAGAACTAACCAGAATATTTTCTAATAAAAGGGATGAGGAGGCGCGTAGCATGACGAACAAGGAAAAGGAATTGTTGAAATCCCGATTTTATCTAAATCGAAAATGTCATTTCCTCGCTGCCTGTTTTCAAATGCGACGTCGATGGATTGCAAAATCAAAAATATGGCTTTCGAGTAATTCATAATCATCACCTCCCTTCATGGCAATTATACCAGATGGGGGAGCAGGAAGGAGGGAACCATATGAAACCAGTTATCTCGATAAACGAACTTATGAATCGTTGGGATTTGAGCCGTACTGCCATTACAAAGATGGAGCAGGACGGCTTGCTGAAGCGGCTCAAGCTCCCTGGGGTCAAGTACAGCATGAAAAATATCCTTGAGCTCGAAGGCATGGACTCATCTGATTGGACGCACAGCCCATTTGAATGGCGTCGACTCCAAGATGAGCTGGCACGTACCCAGAAAGAGCTGGAACGGTGCCGGACCTTCATCAGCCGGCTGTCGGCTGATATGAGCCGATTTGAATACGAAAGAAGGAGGGATTCACATGAAGACAATGAAGATTTACGAGCATGGGCCAGAGCCAAAACGTAAGCCCAAGTTTCAGGTTGTCCGAATGGGGCTGGCCCTTGTGGCCGCCTTCGG